CAGGCAGGCAAACCCGCCGCGCAGGTAAGCGGAAGTGCTGATGCCGGGAAAGCTCCCGAGCAGATGAGCATGGACGAATACAAGGCTTGGCGGGCGACCCAATAGCCCAACCCCAACACCCACGCCGTGAGGCGTCGGTCTTCCCTCAGATGGAATTTTCAACATGAGCAATGCAGTGCTGACGATCGACGTCATCGCCAAAGAGGCGCTGATGATCCTCGACAACGAACTTGGCGCCGCCAAGGCGGTTCACCGCGGGCTTGAATCCGAGTTTGGCGATGCCAAGAACGGCTTTGAGGCAGGCGATACCGTTTCGATGCGCCGTCCGACCGACTTCACCGTCCGCGACGGCCCCACCTCCACCAACCAGGATATCGTCGAGGGCAAGGTGTCCCTCACGGTCAACCAGCAGAAGGGCATTGATTTCGGCTTCACCTCGAAAGAGCTAACGCTGAACATCAAGGATCTGTCCGAACGGGTCATCAAGCCCGCGATGGTACAACTCGCCAACAAAATAGATTCCGACGTTCTGGCGCTCGCCTCGAAAACACCCAACTGGGTCGGAACGCTCGGCCAGACCATCAACAGCTTCGCCGACTTCTCGCTTGCGCCCCAGCGCCTCGACGAGCAATCGGTGATGTCCGAGGGTCGTTCGGCTTGGCTGTCGCCGGCGGACTTCTGGGGTCTCGTGAATACCCAGACTGGCCTGTATATGCAGGACGTCGCCAAGGGAGCTTACCGCGAAGGCGATCTCGGCAATCTTGGTGGTGTATCGACCAAGATGAGTCAAAACGTCCAGTCGATCACGACGGGAACGCGCGCGGGATCTATCCTGATCGACCTGAGCATCACAACCTCGACCACAACCTATGCGTCGGTCAAGGACACGATGGTCCAAACGATCCACATGGACGCGTTCACCAACGCGACGGATACGATCAAGGCCGGCGAAGTGTTCACGATCGCGGGCGTCTATGCCGTCAACCCCGTGACTAAGGCCACGCTGCCTTGGCTCAAGGAGTTCACGGTGGTTTCCGACGCGACGTGCGCGTCAAACGAGACCGACGTGATCATCTATCCGGCNATGATCTGGAGCGGNGCGTTCCAGAATGTGGCGGTGGTGGGGGTTTCTGACCTCAACAACCAGGCTGTCACCTTCAAGGGCTCGGCATCGACCACCTACCCCATGAACGTCGTGTTCCACAAGAATGCGTTCGCTCTGGCGATGGTGCCGATGATCTCGCCGCCGGGGGCGACGCAGGTCAGTCGCCAGTCCTACAAGGGGACGAGCGTCCGCCTCATCCCAACTTATGACGGCACCAACGACAGGTCGAATTTTCGCCTCGATGTCCTTTACGGTCTCAAGGCGATCGATCCGCGCTTGGCGACCCGCGTCAGCGGCTCCGCCTAACCCTCTCTCCTGAACTGGGGCAGGTTTCGGCTCGCCCCGTTTTTTTAAGGATATTCGATATGGCAATTCAGTCAAATCCCTATGGCGAGCTTCAGGTTGGCGACGCCACCACCGACACCCTCGGTTTCTACGGCGCGACTCCGATTGCCCAGCGCGCGGGCGCGGCGCAGGCCACCTCNCTCGTCGGCACTGCGTCCACNACGTCGCTTACCACGGACCACAAGGCGTATCTCATCGAGATTGGCAANACGCTGACGGCCCTTGGCCTCTGGAAAGGCGCCGCGTAACATGCGGGTCGCGTTCTGCGTTCCCTCACTGAATGGTCCCACCGCCCCGTTTGTTGCGGCATTGGAGCAATCCTTGCCGCTGATAACCGGGGCGGGCTGGGGCGATATCTGTGTAGAGGAGCGCGGAAACCCTTATATATCGGTCGCCCGTGCCACGATGCTCCGCAAGGCATTGGACGCGGGCGCTGATGTGATCGTGTTCATCGACTACGACCTATCGTGGGATGCTGGCGATCTGCTGAAGCTGATCGAGACNCCCGGCGACGTTGTGGCNGGCACATACCGCTACAAGAAAGACGAAGTCGAATATATGGGCGCGCTGTTCTGCCGCCCGGACGATCGGCCCGTCATCCGTCCTGATGGGTGCATTAAGGCGCAGCGTATTCCCGCCGGCTTCCTGAAGATCACCAAGGAAGGCGTGGACAGGTTCATGAAGGCCTATCCCGATCTGTGCTTTGGGCCGCGCTACAATCTTTCGGTCGATATTTTCAATCACGGCGCTCACGAAGGCATCTGGTTCGGTGAGGATTACGCCTTCTCCCGCAACTGGATCGGGGCGGGCGGCGACATCTGGATCGTTCCCGATCTCAACCTGACGCACCACAGCGCAACGCAGGCCTATCCCGGAAACTTCCATGAATTCATGCTGCGTCAGCCCGGCGGACTGAGGGAAGTGGCATGACCATATCGCTTCCGATCCCCGGTTCGGTCATCATCAGCACCTATGACGAGTTGACTTCGGCGCTATCGCGTTATCTCAACCGCTCCGATCTCGCATCGGAATATGCGGGCTTCATCACCAATTGCGAAGCGGCAATGAACCGCAGATTGGCACAGAATCCGGTTCTGCCGATGCATGTCGTGTCGGAGCTGACGCTTGCCTCGGAATATGTCGATCTGCCTCTCCGGCTGCTCAAGATCGATGAAATCGACATTCCCGATTACTGGCCGGTCCTGTCGGTCGCGCCGCAAAACATCGCGTCCTTGAAGTCCGAGGGACGCACCGCAGAAGCTCCGCGCTATTACACCCAGATTGGGGGTAAGGTGCGCTTCTATCCGGCGCCTACGTCAAGTCTGACCGCAAACATCATCTATTACGAGCGCATCCCGCAACTCAACGAGACCAGCCAGACCAATTGGGTCATTCAGGATCACAGCGACGCCTACCTCTTCGGCGCGCTGTTCTATTCGCGCTTCTACGAGGATGATCCTGCAGCGCGCGACTTCTGCCTACAGGCGTTCGATACCGTGTTGGATCAAGTCCTGACCGCCTACCCAACCCAGACCGACAACGCCCCTCTGAGGGCAGACGTTGGCCTGCTGACCAGAACNNGTTNNGCNTNNNANNCCGCGCCCTGNTNGGCGAATGGAAACCTGATCTACCACCCTTCCTCTCCGACAGCCTGACCATTGCCCGCAACACCTACGCCTCGGCCAATGGCTACAAGCCGGTCAGCGCGCCGTCGCAGATCGCCTCGCCGCTGACAGGAGGGTTCAAGGGCGGCGGATCGTTCGTTGCCACTGACGGCACGGCTAGACTGATCGCTGGGGATACGACCGACCTGTACACGCTTACCGGAGGAGTTTGGACAAGCCTGCTCGGGTCGCTTTCGGTCCCGACCTTCTGGCAGTTCGCGCAGTTCGGGAATGACGTGATCGCGGTCAACGGGGGAGNCCCTGTTTCGNTCGATCTGAGCGCCAATACCGCAGCGGCGCTGGCCGGCAGCCCACCCACTGCCGATCTGGTCGCCATTACCGGCGATTTCGTCGTGCTGGGCCGCACGGATGGCAATGTGATCGAGGTTAGCTGGTCTGGGCAGGGCGACGCCGAGGAATGGGGTGGATCAGGTTTCTCAGGGTCTCAGCCGCTCTACACCGGCGGCAAGATCATGGGGNTGGCCGGTGGGGAAGNGGTCCTAATCCTCCAGCGCTTCGGCATGACGCGCATGACATTCANCGGNTCGCAGGATAATCCGTTTCAATTCGATACCGTTTCAACGAACTATGGCTGTGCTGCGGAGAAGTCTGTCGCCCAAGCCGGCGATCTGGTGTTCTGCTGGTCGGACAGGGGTTTCATCCAGATCCAGGCCGGAGGCATTACGCCGATCGGCAGCGAGAAGGTCGATCGCACGTTCCGCGAGACCTACTCGCTGCCCGACATGGCAAATATGTGGTCTTGCGTCGATCCGGAGCGGACGTTGGTCCTCTGGGTCATGCCGGGTCGTGTGTGGTGCTACAATTGGGCGATGGGCAAGTGGACCGATTGGGAAATCCCGGTCATCGCGGCCTTTGCGTCATTCAGCGAGAGCGTAACACTTGAGGAATTGGGTGCGCTCTACGGGACTGTAGACGACGTGCCGGGGACGACTGACGATCCATTGTGGCAGGGCGGCGATCCCCGACTGACGATCGTGGGCTATGACGGCGCGTTTTCGGTGCTGGGTGGCGACAACCTTGAGGCGACGTTCGGTCTGCCCAATCTGGAGCCTGCGCAAGGACGCACGGCACGGGTTAGGACGGCGCGGCCACTGACTAACGCGATCGAGGGCATTTCACTGACACTCTACTATTCGCAGCGGCTGGGCAATTTCCCGACCGGGGTCATCTANACCGAGCTGCGCGATAATGGCGACATGCCGGTGAGGGTGGCGGGGCGTTACATCCGGCCAGAGATCAAGCACGCGGCGGGGTCGGCATGGACCTATGGCCAAGGTTTGGAGCTTGAATTTGAGGGCGGGGGCAGACGGTGAAGATCCTCTCCGCAACCGCCAGCAATATCACGGCCTGGATCAGGGACGCGGCGTTCATCGTCAATCGGAAGGCTGATCGGGATGCATCGCTTAGCTACACTGCTCCGACTATTAGCAATCCGCCGACGCAGGCAGAGGTTCAGGCCATAGCGGATCAGCTTGAGACCATCACGAGCCGGCTGAAATGAATTACCAGCACTGGCGCAACGCCTTCGCCGACATGTTGGATTGCCGCACGCATACCGGGGCCTGGCTGGATAGCGAAGTTGAGGCAGGCCGCATCAAGTGCTGGGCCACTGACGCGGCCGCAATCATCGCGGAGATCAAGACCTATCCCACCGGAGCGCGTGAACTGCACGGCCTCGCAGCCGTTGGCGTTATGATGGTCATCGTGGGCGAGTTGATCCCGCAGGCCGAGAAATGGGGACGCAAGATGGAATGCGATTTCGCTTCCATTGCGAGCCGCGAGGGCTGGGCAAGGGTGCTGGCCCCGTTTGGATATGCCGTCCATCAGGTCACGATAAGGAAAGAACTGTAATGGGCCTTTCGTCGAGCAAAACCACAAGCGGACCCAGCAAGTTCGCCCAACCCTATATCTCGTCTGGCGCAAACGCGATCACGGACGCCTACAATACCAACAAGGGGCCGACTGCTGAAATCGCCTCCGGCATCCAGGGGATGATCCCTGGGCTAATGGAGAAATATAACGCTGGGAATCCCAGCGTGAACGCAGCCGAGGGCTACAATACCGATGTTCTCGGCGGGAAGTATCTCGATGGCAATCCATATCTTGAAAACATTATCGGCAAGACTCGCAACGACACACTGGGGGCCGTAGGAGGCGCTTTCGGGTCCCGAGGGGCCTTCGGTGGAACGAAGTACGCTGAAGCCGCTGGCAGGGGCGTGGCGGACGCCGAGAATACGCTGCGCTACAACGACTATGGCGCGGAGCGTGGGCGTATGGACGCGGCAGCCGGTCGCGCGCCTTCAACCGCTGCTGCCGACTATCTTGGTATAACCCCACTGCTCGCCGCCGCGCAGACCGGGACTGATCTGGCGTTCGCGCCGTCCAATAACTACGCGCAGCAGCTCGCGGCACTTTTGGGCAATGCGCAGACACAATCAAGCAGCCCATCAACCGCTTCGCAAATCGGGCAGGGGTTGAAGGCGGCGAGTTCGATTGCATCCTTGTTTTCCGATCGCCGCCTGAAGCGCAACATCCGCAAGATCGGTGAATATGCCGATGGGCTTGGACGCTATGTCTGGGATTATGTCTGGGGCGAACGCGCTACTGGCGTGATGGCCGATGAAGTCGCGAAGCTGCGGCCGTGGGCGCTTGGTCCGGTTGTCGGCGGCTTTGCGACAGTGAATTACGAGGCGCTGTGATGGGCATTTTTGGGAATATGTTCAAC